GCAAGCACCGCCGCTACCTGCCACAAGAACCACGCGAGCAGGATGAGTCTTACGACAACCGTCTTGCTCGCAGCGTGGTGCCGCCGTACTACCAACGCCTTGAGCGACTGCTGGCTGGAATGCTGACCCGCAAGCCGGTGAGGTTGATCGATACCAGTGACACCATCCGTGAACAGTTGTTTGACGTAGACCTCAACGGCAACGACCTCAATGTGTGGACCTATGAGACCGCACGCAAGATGGTGCGTTACGGCCATATCGGTACGCTGGTGGACGCACCTGCTGACGGCGGCAGGCCGTATTGGGTGACCTACACTCCACGCGACATCCTTGGATGGCGCACTGAGGCCAAGGAAGGCAAGCAGCAGCTGACCATGCTGCGCCTGCAGGAGCTGGCCAGCATGCCTGATGGTGAGTACGGCGAGAAAGTGGTGCAGCAGGTGCGTGTGCTAACGCCTGGCGAGTATCAGATCCACCAGAAGGATGACAAGGGCGACTTCCGCATCGTGGACGAAGGTCGCACCAGCCTTAGCGAAATCCCGTTCAGCGTTGCATACGCCAACCGTATCGGCTTTATGGAATCACGGCCGCCGCTGGAGGACATTGCCGAGCTGAATCTGAAAACCTATCAGATTCAGTCTGACCTTGATAACCAGCTGCACATTTCAGCGGTGCCAATGCTGGCGTTTTACGGCTTCCCGTCTAGCGCCGAGGAGGTATCAGCAGGCCCCGGTGAAGCTATTGCATTCCCTGCAGAAGGCCGCGCTGAGTACATCGAACCTGGCGGCACTAGCTTTCAGTATCAATTTCAACGGCTCGAGCAGCTTTCCTTGCAGATCAATGAGCTTGGCCTGTCGGCAGTGCTAGGCCAGAAGCTGACAGCCGAAACCGCTGAAGCAAAGCGCATCAATCGCAGTCAAGGTGACAGCACCATGATGGTGATTGCGCAAAATATGCAGGATATGATCGACAATTGCTTGCAGTTCCATGCGCAGTACCTCGGCCAGAATGAAGCCGCCGGCAGCTGCCATGTGAACCGCGACTTTATGGGTATCCGGCTTGACCCGCAGGAAATCACCAGCCTGCTTGGGCTTTACACTGCTGGCACCATCACCCAAGAAACCCTGCTGCAGCAACTGGCTGATGGCGAGGTCTTAGGCGATGACTTTGACGTTGAACAAGAACTGGAGGCCACGGCTAATGCGGGGATGGACCTACAACCTGCTGGACAGGCTGACCGACTGGCTAGTGGATCTGATGATTATGTTGGAACCGAAGAGGCCACGCCGCCAGGAGCTTGATTATCACGTCAGTGTGCTGCCAGATGAGATCTTGGCCATCATCCGCATCAGCTGGTACAAGGATGGGAAGCCCGATTCGATTGATGAGGTGGTATTGATGGAAGACGGCCAAGATGGGTATGACGCATTTGCGGAAGTCGTGACTAGCGCGCTGCATCGCGGCGCTAATTTAAGCATCCGCTCTGGCTATAGCGCAACAGACTTGGGCATCATGCAATGACAACACCAGCCAAGCTATACCGCAACGCGATTGATTTGAATCGCTATAGCAATAGCGTGGCTCGGCGTGTCATCAATGCATATAACGACATCATCATCGATGCAGTTAATCAACTGCGCACCATTGATGATTTGGCAGCGCCTGTCAAGGCTGCCAGGTTGCGCGCCATCTTGGCGCAACTCAGGGATTCACTGGCTGGATGGGCAGGTGATGCAACAGAGCTAACGGCAACAGAGCTGCAGGGCTTGGCCGAGCTGCAGTCTGAATTTGTAGCCGAAGAGCTACGCAAGGCGTTGCCGGCTGGTGCGCGCACAGCGGTCAATACCGTGGAAATCAGCCCGCAGTTTGCGCAAAGCGTGGTCACGACAGACCCGACGCAAATCAACGTAGTCGCACTATCAGACGACTTATTCGCAGCAGTGCAAGGCGCACCGCAGACATTCAGCCTCACCGCTGCGCAAGGTGCCACTATCACACTGCCCAATGGCGAGGTAGTTAGCAAAGCGTTCAGAGGCATTGCCGTTGATCAAGCTGAGCGATTTTCGCAGGTGGTACGGCAAGGGTTGCTGACAGGCGAAACCACGCCAGACATCGCCAAGCGCTTGATTGGCAGTTTGCAATTTGGCGAGCAGGCCAGGACCGTAGGGCAGCTCGTGGCAGCAGGCGGCCAAGCGACGGCCGTGGCCGATAACCAAGTCATGGCCCTAGTGCGCACCAGCATCAACCAAGTGGCCAACAGCGCCAGCCAGCAGGTGTACGAGGCCAATCAAGACATCACCAAGAAATATCGCTACGTTGCCACGCTTGATACCCGCACCAGCGCAATCTGTCGTGCATTAGATGGCCGCGAGTTTGAATACGGCAAAGGGCCAATGCCGCCGCAACATTTCAACTGCCGCTCGACCACGGTGCCCATCATTGACTCCGACATCCTGCCACCGTCTACTACCGCAACCCGCGCTAGCAAGGATGGCCAAGTGCCAATCAACCAAAGCTATGGCGAGTGGCTAGCCAATCAACCACGCAGCGTGCAGGCTGAAGCATTAGGGCCAGAAAAGGTGCCGTACTTCAACCGGCTTGCCAATAAGTACGGCCCACGCGATGCGATTGCAAAGCTAGTCCGTGATGACGGCTCAGAGTTAACCTTAGAGCAGCTACGTAAACGATATGGACCTGCCAAGCCTTAGGCATTTTCAAAATGGCCTGATCGTCAGTGATCCTGTTGAAGCCTGCGTTGACGGCAATTGGATTGCTGCAGTGTTGTGCCAGCGTGATGACGGCAGCCAATACTGGGCAGCACCTGATATGGCTAAGCTTGCATCAGTAACTGAGTGGCGCGATGCCGTTAAAGAAGGGCAAGTCACAGGCTGCAGTATCAGCCAACATCAAGACCGAGATGAAAAAGGGCAAACCGCAAAAGCAAGCCGTGGCAATCGCGCTGTCAAAAGCCGGAAAAGCAAGGAAGCGTAAGTGATGGCCAAGAAACCCGGTCTTTACGCCAACATCCACGCCAAGCGCGAGCGCATTGAGCATGGCAGCAAGGAACGCATGGCACGCAAGGGCGAAGAAGGCAGGCCATCTGCCGCTGCGTTCAAGGCTGCGGCCAAGACTGCCAAGAAACGCAAGCCAAAGGGCAAAAAATGATCACCTATCGTGGTGAGCAGTTTGAGGGTTACAACAAGCCCAAACGAACTCCCAGCAATCCCAGCAAATCACATGCCGTCTTAGCCAAGGAAGGCGACACCATCAAGTTGATTAGGTTCGGTCAGCAGGGCGTATCTGGCTCACCAGCGCGAACAGGAGAATCAGCAGCAGACAAGGCCAGAAGGGCATCATTTAAAGCGCGCCATGCAGCCAATATCGCAAAGGGCAAGCTTAGCGCTGCCTATTGGGCTGACAAAGTAAAGTGGTGACGCACTCTATCCCTGCGGGATACGCATGTCCGACGAAAACCAGATCCAGGAGCCTGCGGCAACTGGTGACACTGAAGCGCTGCAACGTAGCGTCGAAGCGCTAGAACGCAAGAATCAAGAATTGATCGCCGAGCTGCGGTCAGCCAAGAAGTCACCGAAGCTACCCGATGGCGTCAACATCGACGAGCTGCTTGATTTCAAGCGCAAAGCCGAACAGGCCGAACTTGAGCAACAAGGAAAATACTCCGAAGCAAGGCAAGCTCTGGAGCAGCAGTACCGCGAGGCGACGGCGCAGAAGGACCAGCGCATCGCAGAACTCGAGTCCCGTGTTCGTGAGTTGGAGCTGGTCACACCAGCCGTGACCGCATTGGCGGACATCGTGCATGACCCCGACTTGGTGCTCAAGACCAAGCTGAGCAGTGATCAGATTGAGCGTGACCCTGATGGCACGGTGGTAGTCGTCGATGGCTACCAGCGCACACCTGTTAGCGAATGGGCCAAGACGCTACCCGCCTGGATGCAAAAGCAACCCAAGCCACAGGGTAGTGGCGCACCATCAGGCCGCAGCAGTGGTGAGCTGCCATTAGGCGTCAAGAATCCATTTGTGCGGGAATCATTCAACCTGACCGAACAATCACGGTTGTTCCGTACAGATCGGGATATGTACGATCGGCTAAAAGCTGCTGCAAGGCGTTAAGCTATCTGCAACCGGCTGCGCTGGTGCCAGGGCTGCGCCCACACCGTAAACCATTTCCCCGAGATGAATCATGGCGACTCTTCGCTCTGACATCATCATCCCAGAGATTTTCACGCCTTACGTCATTGAGCAAACCACCCTGCGTGATGCCTTCCTGGCATCCGGTGTGGTGCAGCCCATGGCTGAGCTGAACGCTACCGAGGGTGGTGACTACATCAACGTCCCCTTCTGGAAGGCCAACCTGTCTGGCGACTTCGAAGTGCTGACCGATAGCACCTCGCTGACGCCTGGCAAGATCACTGCCGATAAGCAAGTTGGCGTGATCCTGCACCGTGGCCGCGCCTTTGAGGCCCGTGACCTTGCGGCCCTCGCTGCTGGCGCTGACCCCATGGCTGCTATCGGCGCCAAGGTTGCTTCCTATGTGGCTAACCAGCGCCAGAAGGACCTGATCAAAACGCTGGAAGGCGTGTTTGGCGGTCTGACCTCCAACACCGGCGCTGCTTTTGCTCCGCTGTCGTTTGACCTGAGCGGCATGACCGCCCTCGGCCCCCGCCAAGTGGCCAAGGCTCGTGCGCTGCTGGGTGATCAAGGCGACAAGCTCACCGCTGTTGCCATGCACTCTGCGGTCTATTACGACCTCGTAGAGCGCAAGGCCATCGATTACGTGACCAATACCGAAGCACGCGGTGGCGGCACTGTTGCCACTACTGGCATCGCTCCTGTGTTTGCAGGCAGCATCGCTGGTGCTTACGGCAGCGACAATTCCGTGCCCACTTACATGGGCCTGCGTGTGATCGTTTCGGACGACCTGGTGCCTACCAGCACCAACTACCCCGTCTATTTCTTCACCCAAGGCGCTATCGCCAGCGGTGAGCAAATGGCGATGCAGACCGAAACTGATCGTGACATCCTCGCCAAGAGCGATGCCATGTCCATCGACCTGCACTACTGCTACCACCCCGTGGGCGCTAAGTGGGCCGTCACGACCCCCAACCCGACCCAAGCTCAGCTTGCCACCATCGGCAACTGGACCAAGGTGTACGAAACCAAGAACCTTGGTATCGTCCGTGGCACCGTCACTTCTAACTTCTGAGGTAACTAACCATGGCACAACCCTCCCAGTTTGAAATCAGCACTGAGCAGTACATCACTGCCAGTCATTTCATCGCCTCTTCTGTGGCTGACGTGCAGTTCTTCACCGCTCCGGTGAAGTGCGAGGTGGTTGCAGTGCGCGAGATCCACACTGTTGCTGGCACCGATGGCAGTGCCGTCACCGGTACCATCCGCCGGTGCCAAGGCACTGAAGCTGCTACCGCCGGCGATGACCTCCTCGGCGATACCAAGCTCGACCTCAAGGGCACTGCCCTGACCGAGCAGGCTCCTGCCCTGACCGCCACTAATGGCAACTTGGTGCTGGAAGCCGGGAACCGCTTGGCACTTGACGTGACAGGCACCACCACTTCCCTAGCTGGTGTGATCCTGACCGTGCTGCTCAAGCGCGTCTGATGGGGCTGTTCGCTTTCCGGCGACTGCGTGATCAAGAGGCTGCCTCTTTGGAGGTGGCCTCATTTTCTATTGCAGAGCCAATGCCTACACTAGATGTAACGGAGCCTGACGATGGCAATCACGATCATCGCAACGCCAAACGCGGCAGACGCAAACTCATATCTGACGTTGGCTGATGCGCAGGCCATCATTGATGGCATGGTGCTAGATGCTGACGTGACAGCTTGGGCTGCCGCAACCACGGACAACAAAAACCGTGCGTTGTATTCCGCTGCGCAGAGGCTAGATCGTGAACGTTTTCTTGGTGCTCGCTCTACTGATACCCAGTCAATGCAATGGCCGCGAACTGGTGTTCGCAAGCCCGATACCTATATCAATACCTACGCGGTGGGATTTCCGTTTCGCATTACCACCGACTACTTTGCCGACAACGAAATCCCAGATCAAATCAAGCGCGCGCAGGTGGTGCTGGCCGTTTACCTTAACAACAACCCAGACGGCCTTGGCCTTAGCGGGCTGGAAGACTACAAAAACGTCAAAATCGGCAGCCTAGACGTGACGCCTAACCTTGGCTATGGCGCCGTCGGCGTTGACAAGGTACCGCCGATCATGGAGCGCTATTTGACAGGGCTTAGAATCAGTGGACCGGGTAACGTTGCGATCAAACGGAGCTGACCATGGATCGGTCTTACAGCATCGGTTTTGAGTACATCGACGATACCGCTGCGCATGCCGGCCGCTTCTGGCAGATCTACGCCGTGGCTGATGCAGTAATCGCCAGCGCTGTGATCGAGAACCAAACTGGCAATACGTTTGCATCAGTGCCGCTCAAGGCGGGCGATTCGGTCTTTGGTGTGTTTACCAGTGTTACTCTTGCCTCCGGCAAAGTTGTTGCATACAAGGTATGAACATGAGCGACTCCAACGTTTTAGGCATTGACTACGGCAAAGGCGGAACGTTTATTGGCGACACCACAACGCGAACCGGCCGCTGGTGCGCAATTCACTTTACGACTAATACACATATTGATACTATTGTTTCGGCGAACTACGACGGCAATACACTGTCAGGCCAGTCATTCTCAGCGGCCACAACTTTATACGGAGTTTTTACCAGCATTAAACTACAAAACGGCCACTGCGTTGCATATAAACTCTGATGTCTTTAGCTAACCCGCTACGCAAGGTTGCCAGCAAGCTGATGGCACGATTTGGCGGTGAGGCGACCATCCGCCGTGTCACGATGGGCAGCTACAACCCAACAACTGGCACTGCTGCTGAAACCACTACAGACACCACAGTGCGTGGTGTGCTGGAGGATGTCAGCCTGCGTGAGGTGAACGACCTTATCCAAGCTGGCGACAAACGGTTAATGATTGCAGCGGTTGATTTGGCCAGCGCACCGACTACAGCCGATCGCGTCATCATTGCGGGTCGTGCGCTGCAGGTGATTGAGGTGCGGACCATTGAGCAGGACAACACCGCCATCACATACGAGCTAATCCTGAGGGACTGATGGCACGCGCCATTCGCGTTGGTGATATTGGCGATTACGCCAGTCAGCAGATGGAGAAGTTGCTGCGTGCGTCGGTGCTGGAAACTGACAGCCTTCTAAAGCACGCCAGCCCAGTTGATACCGGCCGCTTCCGTGCTAGCTGGCAAGTGGGTGAAAATGCAACCTCTCCACCACCGGATTATTCGGGCAACGAGGATGGGCCAAATGCAAACATCCCGCCAATGGTAAAAATAAATTATCAAAATGAGCGCATTGGCAACGTTTATTCAATCCACAACAACCTGCCATATGCCGAGCCGCTAGCCAATGGCCATAGCAAGCAAGCGCCTGCAGGATGGGTCCAAGGCGTCGCCAAAGACGTGCAAGGGCGCGTCAGAATTGCTGCAGACAAGATCGGCAGGGAATCATGAGCAGCACCATCAATGATGTCCGCGCTGCCATTGAAGGGCGCATTGCTACGCAAATGGCAATTGCGCCGGCGTATCCTGTGAGCTATCAGAACGTGCCATTTACGCCGCCAAACAACAGCCCGTGGCTGCAGGCATTCATCCGCTTTGGCGACAACGCTTACGCCACGCTCCTGCCTACAGGTGGCGCAGGGTTTAACCGCCACAATGGCGTGTTGACCGTGAACATTTTTACGCCCATCGGTACTGGCACTGCAGCCAACTTCACCATTGCCGAGCGGCTTAAGGACTTGTTTGATCGCGTGACCGTATCAGGCATCATCTTTGACCCAGTATCTGGCCCGGCGCAGGTAACGCCTGCTGCGCCACAGCCGTATTACCAGACCCAATTGACCGCAACGTTTGAAGCCTATTTAGACTGAGCGCAGCCACTACCGTTCACAACATGGCTGTTACTGTTCTGTCCGGTACGTCCGGCGCCCTCTACTACAAACCCGCCGGCACTAACGGCAACTTCCCCGAGTCTGGCGTTAATGCCAGCACGGATGTTATCACCGTTCAGCCGTACCTGAATTTCAAGGCTGGCGATCCGGTCAAGTTCCGCGTCATCAACAGCCAGACTGGCGGATCCGGCACTGGCACGCTGCCGTCTCCCATTGATGCAGCCACCACCTACTACGTGCTGTCCTACACGGCTGCCACTGGTGCGCTGACCGTCTCCACGTCCGCTGGTGGCACCATCCTTGCCATCACTGACGACGGCACGGCAGTGGCACCCAACGAGTTTGAGGTGTACTACGCCGATTTTGCTGCCGTTGGGCAAGTGCAGTCTTGGTCTTTTGAGATCAGCCGCGCTGAGATTGACGTGACCACCATCGGCCAAGCAGCTGGGCAGTATGCACCCTTCCGTGCCTACATCCCTGGTTTTGCCGACGGCAATGGCACTGCCACCGTCTACGTGACCAACGAAGACGCTGCACTGTCTAACCGCATGGTGGAAGACGTGCTGCAGCGTCAGCAGGTGGGTTGCGCCTTCAAGCTGTACACCGACAAGCAGGGGACTGAGGCGCTGAGCCGCAGTATTGCCATGGATGCAGTGTTGACCTCGGCCAGCCTGAACGCCAACCCTGACGATGCCCAACAGGTAGAAATTGCCTTCCGTCCAGCTGGCGTGCCGACGTTTGATTTCAGTACCAGCGCCTGATAGCAAATTGCCCCGGCTTGCGCTGGGGCTTTTTTGTGTTTAGAGTACATCTAACTCACCAGTTTTTATGGGATCCGCGCTTGCACGCCTCAAGAAAGCAGCCAACCTGACGCCAACCAAGCGGGTTGTAACACTAACCGATGGCAGCGTTTTTGAGTTTTACTCCGCGCCATTGACCATGGCCGAACGCGAGCGGGCGGAGAACATGCCTGGCGGCAACAATACCAATGGCTTTGCACTGAACTTGCTAGTTACCAAGGCCATGGACGACACCGGCAAGCGCTTGTTCGCGGCTGGCGAGATTGCCGAACTCAAGGAAGAGGTGCTAGATGCTGACCTGCAAGGCATGATGCTGGCGATCATCACCAATCCAGAGGATGCAGATCAGCTGGACATGAAAAGCATTAAAGAAGGAGCTAAGTAAAGACAATCTGCTACTGCTGCAGCTTGGCGTTGCAAAGGAGCTTGGCTATAGCTTGGCTAGGCTCAATCAAGAGGTGACGCTAGAGGAGCTGCTCATCTGGAGCAGCTACTTTGAGCTTCAAAACGAGGAGCAGGAGCGTAGAATGAAGCAAAGGCGGTAGGGTTGCGCTGTGTCTGTCGTCGCTAATGTTGCGATTAACGTTGACAGCCGCAATGCTGTCAGCAAACTGCGCGAAGTGCAGGCGCAGGCAGGCGCGACAGAGAAGGCATTTGGTGCGCTGCAGTCCGCTTTAGGCGCCTTGGGCGCTGGCTTTGCGCTGACTAAGGTTATTGCAGATGTTAAAGAATTAGATACCAATCTGCGGCGTCTAAGCACTGTCGGCGTTGATGTAGGCAAGATCAGTCCAGCTCTTTCAAAGCTAAGTGCTGAGCTAGGCGGTGTCGCAAGCAAAGCTGAATTAGCGGCAGCCTCGTATCAAGCGGCATCCGCAGGTTTTAGTGATACTGCGGGAAATGTCAATATCCTGCGCGCTGCAACCAAGGCTGCCGTTGGCGGCCTGGCTGATACGCAAGCTGTAACCGAAGTCTTGGTAAAGACTTTGAACAGTTATGGAATGTCTGGCAGCCAAGCCATACAAGTAACTGACAGCATTTCTAAAGCAGTAGAGCTTGGCAATCAGGAATGGTCGGATTACACTAGCCAGTTAGGTCGTGTTGCATCTATTGCAGCGCTTGCTGGTGTCAGCCTTGATGAAGTCAATACATTTATTGCCGCTGCTACCAAGAATGGCGCCACGGCTGAAATTGCATTTACTGGCCTTGGCGCAACCCTGAACACACTGCTACAACCTACCAAGGAAAGCCAAGAGGCTGCCGCGCGACTGGGCATTCAATGGAACTACAGCGGGCTGCAAGCAAAAGGCTTTACAGGGCTGATGGCCGAATTGGCTGTAGCCATTAACAAAGACAAAGAGGCGTCTGCGCGGTTACTTGGCAGTCAAGAAGCCATGCGTGGCGCGTTTGCCGCTGCGTCTAAAAATGGCGCCGACTTTAAAAATATCCTTGAACAAATTGGCGACGCATCTGGTAAAACAGACGCTGACTTTCAAACCATGAAAGGCAGCCTTGAGAATACACTCAAGGCATTAGACACGGCATTCAAAAATCTTAGCGAAGCATTAGGCAAAGCCTTTGGGCCAACACTTGTCATTGTTATTCAAGACGTCACCAAAGGCGTAAATGCTTTTGCCGGTGCAATGAATGCCGTGCCGCAACCTGTAATGGACGCAGCCGGTGCGGCAGCAAAGGCAGTGGCTCAAATGCTGCTACTTAAAAAAGCCATTGAGGCCATCATTGCATTGCGGCTTGGCATTGCCGCAATGTTTGCTGCCACTGCAACAGGTGCGGCGACTGCTGCCACTGCAGCATCTGGTTTGAGTATGAATATGCGATATCTGCAAGGTTCTATGGCGGCGGCGCAAACGCAGGCCACTGGATTAGTTGGCGTACTTAAAAATCTGGCTGCATTTGGTATCATTACAGTTGGCATCAATCTTGCGGTTAGCGGCTTGCAGCAAGTTATTGCAGCCAACTTGGAAATTGCAAGGTTGCGTGGCGAGCGGCAGGCCGGTGGGGCTGCGGCAATTTATCAAGGCGCCGCACCGATTGAATCTAAGCAAGCTGCACAATCCACGCTTGCTGCCATACAAAAAGAGCGCCAGCGGCTCAACTCTGCCGGAACAATTGCCACGGGAATGCTTGGCCCTCTAGCGCCACTTGTTGGCGGCATGTCACCAGGCGCTAGGGCTGATCGCTTGGGTGTATTGCGTGAACGCGAGTTACGTGCTGCCGGAACAGCTGCGCTACCCACCCGCGTGGCACCCAATTCCATGGGTACGCAAGTCGACGACATGGTAGGTGGCGGCAATGGCGGTGGCGGTGCAGGTGGTGGCCGCGGTGGCGCAGCAAGCAAAGCATCCAACGAAGCAGAACGCGCCGCAAAGGCAGCAGCTCAAGAAGCCGCAAGGGTCAAAGATGTCATCCGCGATAGGTTGGCAGAAGGCCAATTTATGCGTCTTAAGTTGGAGATGCAAGACA